TCCCAACTTTGGATTCGGCTCTTTCCAGAGCAGACTGCTTTGGCTTATTCGAGGCAAAAATGAATACTGATGAGAAAACAAGAATTCGTGAAGCTGTAGGCGATTACCTTTACGATGATGAAGATGGTCTTCCTGTTTATGACGGTGGAGTTGAAGACTTTGGTGGTGAAGGCTATGATGACTTCGTTTATGACGGCGAAATGGAAGATGGTTTCAATTCTAATGTAAATGGCATCGAGAACGCACAGGAAGCTATGTGGATGGATGAAGAAGAAAATGACATAGCTGACACAGGCATTCCTGTATATAAGAAAGGTTTTGGAAAAGACTCTGACAAACTTTCTGACGAGTACTTGGATATGATTGCAAGTGACAATGATGAGCTCACTGATAAAAATCACGATACATTTGTTGCAACTGATGTAGGTCCTGAAACAGTTGACTATGACCCTTTTGAAGAGTCAAAGACTCAGCTTTTCGACAAACTTCTTAATGAGTCTTCAACAAAGCATATGAAAGAAGACTGTCCTTGGGGTATTGACCCTGATGAGGTTTTGGATATAGAAATTCCAGAAATCAATTACCACTATCACGGCTCACGAGGCGGATATGTTGAGTTTGATGTCAACGGTGTAACTTATACAAATTGTAGATTGGAAGACGATTATATTGAACTTGAAGATGGAGATTGGATTTCAATCGAAGATTGGGAAGATGAGGATTCAATTCGTCAAGGTTTCCTTGAGTACTTTGCATAATATCTGTTAATATAATATATTGTTAGGCGTTCATATATGCAATTATGAACGCTTTTTTCTTTTTAAAACTAAATATAAAAGGACAAATTTATATGGCAGATGATATTTATAGAAGTGGAGAGGCTCCTAAATCAAGCATATTGAAAAGTTCGTATGTTTCACGCCTTTCTTCGTTATTTGGCTTTAGAGCAAAAAGAGACGACAAGAGTGACGATCCTTTAGTTAAAAAATACGGGATGGAGTTTGTTCGTGTTGACTTGAACAACGATGCATACCGTTTCAAAAATGCTGCTCTTGGTTCGGTATTCAAATCAGAACATCTTACTGAAAGCGTTGAAAAATATTTTGATGCTTATATGCAGGAGACAACTCTTTCATATAACGACATTCAGGATAGACAGCAAAGACTTAATGAGCTGTCATTCTTTTATTACAATGACGACTTCGGTTATCGTGTAGTTGAACTTTGTGCTGCTGAAGCAACACAGCTTGATGTTCAAAACCGTATCTTGACAGTTGATTCTCCAAATGCTGCATTCTCTTCAAAGTGTTATGAATTGTTTTCAAGATGGGGCATCAATCAGCAAAGATTGCAGCAGGTTTGCCACGACCTTGAACTTTATGGCGAATCATTTTGGCTTCACAAAGTTGGCCTTAATGGTATTGAAGGTATTAAGCCTATCAAAGTAAACTCTGTTATGGAAAGACTTGAGTTCAACCCAATCAGAATGGCTGAATATCTTTCACAGAAGAACGGATTCCTTTCGGCAAACAAAAACCGCGCCGAGAAAATACAAAAGCTTATTGACATTATTATTGATAAGAAAACAATGGACCTTGATGAAAACATTGCAGACTCTTATGATGCCAAACTTTTAGGATATGAATTGTATGACGGAAACATTTTACCACCTTGGGAAATGTCTCACTTCCGCTATAACGCTGAAAACTCAGAATTCTATCCTTATGGCCGTCCACCTCTTTTAGGTTGTATTTCGCCATTTAAGTTGGCTTTCTCTGCAATTATGTTGCAAGGCCTTGCAAGACAGATGTCATTCCCAGTGACTATTTACGGTGTACAAGGAACCGAAGGTATGGGTCCTGATGTTGCTTTCGAACACGTAAATGAAGTTCGTGAGGAATACGATAATATCGGCGTTAACCCAGCAAATGCAGGAAACGAAGTTTATACTGTAAATACAAAAATCTGGGCTCCTAAGGATTTGATTGATGTTGAAGTAAAAGAGTCAAAGTGTGACATCGACTTCGTAGGAGATATTGAATTGTATCAAGACCGTGTTGCTCGTGCATCAGGTGTACCTAAGGCATATCTTGACCAAGAGTTCGGTGGCTTCGGCAATTCAGGTATTTCATTGACAGAACAGTATAAGCCATTCGCTCGCCACGTTTATACAATTCAATCAGCTTGTCTTGATGGTATTGGTGAGCTCATAAGATTGCATTTTGCAATCACAGGCGAGTTTGATTACAATACACCTTTCGTATTGTCAATGCGTTTCCCTGCTGAAGAGATGGGACAGGAAAAACGCGAAGCTCGTATGGCAACTCTTGAAATGACTCAGCAAATTATGGAATTGATTACATCAGCTTTGGGACTTGAAGAAGGTGAACCTCTTCCTGAAGATGTTGTGACTGATATTCTTTCAAAGTATTCATTCCTTGACCCAACAGATGTTCAGAAGTGGATGCGTTTGTCTTCATTCTTAAAGCCTGTAGGTGGCGGAGACGATGACGAAGGCGGAGATGAAGGCGGTGACGATTTCGATTTCGGCGGAGACGATATGGGCGGTGACGATATGGGTGGCGGAGATGATACTGTTATGGAATCTGCTAAACTCAAAGCAGCTGAAGTTAAGAAACATCTTCGTGAAAGAAAAGCTCGTATTACAGAATTGCAGCAAAAGAGACTCCGTGAAGTATCAAACAGATATAAGGAAGCAAAAGATGGCTTGTTCATAAAGTTTGTTGAAAGTCAACACCTTACTGAATGGGCAGGAAACGACTGGATTCCAAACTATAATGGAGAGGGCGGTACAGTATCTCACAAATATGTAATGCCAAAGATCGGCGAAAATGATGTTCTCTTTGACTCTGTAAAAATACTAAATGAATTGAGAACAGGTGTTCCTGCAAATAACAATCGTCTTTCTGAACAGACTGTAGGCGATAAGATGCAGGAAGTTAAGGACTCATTCACAACTGAAGAAGAAGCCGAAAGACGCAGAAGAGTTGAAGAACAAATTGCGACAGATATTCTTACAGGTGGAATAGGAGAATAAAATGGAGTTATTTCTTGAGGCAACAATAGATTCATTAGCAGGTAATTCAGTTTCAGGCTTGACACAACATCATCTTGATTTGCGTTATCAAAACGATTTCAATATTGACTTGGGCCAAGCTGCCTATTATAGAAAACAAGACTTTCTTGAGTTGATATTTTTTGCCAACTCAACTTACGGGGCAACTGGGTACATCGCTTCAACTAATTTACCTCAAGGAAAGAACGGACAATACACATTGTGTCTCCGCTTCTATAAAGTTGGACAATATCTCAAAGATGAAAAGAATATGGGATACGGACAACTTGAGCAGGCACTCAAAAAAGCAATTCACAGTTGTGATGTAAAGTTTTATTCTGATGACCCATCGTTCTATTGGCAAGGTTGTTGGGAAGGACTTGCAAAACACGACTTATCAATTTACAAGTTTACAGGCGAAAAAGGAAAAGGTGTTTGGGACGAAAAACACGCTGCATCAGGCGGTTTGCAAAATCAAGAGATTCACTTGACAAAACACCTTTCTCAAGTCGTAAACGAAATCGACTCATATATCAAACAAATTGCACAAAATCTCTATGTAATTTAAACTTCTGACTTTGCTTCTTTATATTATTATTGTAATCAACAATAAAAGGAGCAAATTATGAGCATTTCATACAAGAAGGTACTTAAGAATCTTTCCTACAAATACGGAATTCACTCGGACAATTTTATCTCTCTCCCAACAAACCCAAGATACCGTTTCTGGGCAGCAATCCGTTGCACATATCCGTTCAAAATTGACGAAGAAGGTGATGTTATCGTTACGCAGTGGTTTAAGGCCTTGCTCTTTGTTTATCAAAATGACGGTGAAGTTACTTACAAGCAGCTTCACGATTTCTATCCAAATCCTACCAACTTGGAGCCGCTTCGTGCAAATAAAAATGTTTTTGAATGGGCTTCAGATTACAAGAAAAATCGCGGACACTATAAGCTCACAGACAATGCAAAAGAATACATTGAACTTGTTCTTAGTTTGATAAGATCATTGAGCAATATGAAAACAATCAAAAAGTGGGGATATGAAGTTCAGAATGGAATGCGAGTTCCTGTTATTGTTTGGCAGTACATCCTTTAGTTGAAAATTTAAAACAAACAAGGCAACCCCGAAGGGTTGCCTTTTTTTATTTCAAACGGGCTTTATGCCCGTAACGGATTAGTCTCCGCTTCCTGTGCTTCCACCGTTTCCGCCAGCTGCAGCAGGAGTTGCTGCTGTTGCGTTAGGGTTTGAGTACTTCAACATTCCGCCTACGCGGCCGTCTGTTGTGTCCTTAAGACCCTTGATACGGATAAGAGCGAGATAACGTCTGTTAAGTACAGCCCAGTCACCGTATGTTGCAAGACCAGCTTCTTTGTAGAAGTTCTTTCTCTGGATGATACCAGTGTTGAAGAATGGAACCAATGTACCGAATGCGATTGCAACGTCGCCTTCGTTTTCGTCGTCCTTCCATACACACATAATCTCATTTGTTGGGATGATGCTTGAAGGAGCCTTGAATGTTGGGATTCCACCGAACTCACCAATCTGGTAAATACCCTTTGCAGCCTGACGGCCTTTGTCAGAGAATGTACCCTTAACGAGTTTGAGGTAAGAACCTGCAGAGAAACCTGCAACCATTCTTGAAACGCCACCACGGTTGATGTCGTTTACCATAACGTCAGTTACTGTATCAACTGCAGATGGGAATGTCTGAGCTGTGTGGAAGTAACCTTCGATGTTTTCACCGTTGCCATAAGCAGCATCGAACTCAACGATATAGTCCTTGTTTGAACGAGCTACACCGTAAGCGAGCTTGAATGAACGGAGGTCGAGGTTGATACGAATTGCATCACCTGCGTACTGTACCAACATATCCTGTGCTGAAAGACCGAATGAAGCGTCAAGAGTGATTTCAGCAAGCTGTGACCAAGTTACACCAATTGTTGTTGGGCGTGGTTCAAACTTGTAGTCGCTCATTACGAGTTCGATCTCACCAAGGTTTGTACCAAGGAAGTCGTCTTCAACGTCGAAGCGAGCAAATACTTTTACGTCGCCAGAAACACCGCCAACTGTAACTACGATGTTACCGTTTGCATCTTTTTCGTAAGCAACTGTTGCACCAGGGAACTCTTCTGTGTTAACGAAGAAGTGTCCTGTTCTCTTGTTCTCTTCAGCGATTGGATGTGTTTCATCGCCAAGATATACTTTCATATAGCCTGGGAGGAACTTGTCAACCTTTACATAAGGGTTGCCGTTTGGATCTGCCTGAGCAGGGATTACGAATTCACCAGCAGCTTCACCAGCAGGAATGTTAATCAATTCCTGTGTGAAACGATCTTCAGTGTTCTCATAGAGAGCTCTCTGGAAATCGTCTTCGTTGATGTCATTGTAAACGTCTTTGTACTGTGAAGCATCACCGTAAGCACCAGGAGTGTTTGAAGTGTGCTTGTCGTGGAGGTCACCATCGTGAACTGTTTTTGAATAAACAGGTTTGATGTACTTAATAGAATCTTTTGCAGATTCCATAGCGAACTCTGTGAATACCTTGTTGCGGCAAGTGTTAGGCATTGCAAGACGAACAAGTCTCAACATATTCTCAGGTGTGAAACCTTGGAATGAAGTTGAAAGCTGTGCTTCAGTCATCTTTGCCATTGAAGCAGCCTGTGTCTGAAGGTTGATAGCTGTGTTACGAGCTACTGCTTCAGGAAGCTTATTCAAACCTGCACCGATTTTTGGAATACGAGACCAAGATTCTACGAACTTAGCTCCACGGAATTCTCTTTCTGTTTTTGCGAGTGTCTTTCTTGTTGCCTCGCGCAATGCTGCAGCGTCCTTCTGACCTGCAACCTGTGATGTCATACTCATCTTTTTCACCTTTCCTTATTTTTTTAAAACAAGAATGTGGTGTACTTGAACGATATATTTAGATATATAAAACTCTACTCGTTGCGGTATATACTTCCCGCTTATCTGCATATATTAAGCACTACACAAATTGTTTTAGTAATTAGTTAGTATATCATTTTTTGAAAGCTGTGCTATTATACTGGGTCTAATCCTCTAGGCTCATACCACATTTCATTTACATCGTAAGGAGCCAAGAAGTTTCTTACAAGATCTGTTCTTTCCAAAGAAGGAACGTTATTCGTAACGCTTGACAAATACTCGTTCATTACTGATGCAAAAGTTGTATTTCCTATTTGATTTCTCCAACGATTGTAAAGCCACTGATCTCCTGTTTCCCAGTTGTTGTCTTCAGGCGACCCAATACGTTTACAAGGGAGATATATTTTGAAATCTCCACGAGAATAGTTCCAAGTTGACCAATACATATGTGCGACATTAGACCAGTCTTGATTTGTAAACATATCAACAATATTCACAACGTTCTGAGCATAATAAGAATCAGGTCTGATGTACAACCCAATAACGTTGTTCTGTGCCATAAAATATCCGCCCCAAGCGGCAACACCTGTTCTTTGACCTAATTGTTTTGGCAACCATACTTCTTTAATACGAGCACCTGAGAAGAATCCTTGGTTTCTGTTAACCCATACAGAATAGCCGAGCTGATACATTTCATCGTTGAACTCAATATCACGCAAGAATGAACAGTTCAAGAACGGCGCATTACCTGCAGTTAAAACGCCTTTAGGATAAATAAACTTATTTATTGAAGAAGAGCCTTGGAACAATTTTGACAAGTCATCATCGCCTGACCAATCTTGTGCGTCTGCAGCTGCGGTACAATTACTTAAATCAATTACCAACTGTTTTTCTGAATTAAGACATACGCTTGCAATTGTCATTAAAGATGCTTTATTGATAGTACCTGAAGGTCTGATAATATGAGGTGAGCCGTCTTCACCTGTTTCGTCAAGTCCTTGGATAATATCTGCAATTATCTGACCGCTATTATAAGCTGGGTAATCAACACTTGCGTTATACCAATTTACAGGCCTATCTGTCGCAATATAAAGTGTTTGTCTTTTACCCCAAGCGCCATTATAAGTATATGACAAAGTTGTAATAACATCAGAGTCATATGATTGAGCCTGTACTGCCCTTGCCCAAGCTGGGTCGCCTGTTTCAAGAGATTCAGATATTAAAACAGAAACAGAAGGCGCCTCGTCATCTTCAACTCTTGAGAAGCCTACCCTAAATGTACAAGGACCAAAGACATCAACCTGTGCCAATCCTTCAGACTCGATTTGATTTGTTGCCTCAGTACATTGAAGAACACCTAAGTTGTTGTTCAAAGAATCGATGTATTGAATTTCACTATGTGTTTTAATTCTGAGATTATTGCCTAAGTCATAATTGTAAAGATCTTCACTATCAAGACCGTCAGGAGCACCATAGCTATCAACTTGAACAACATAGTATTCCATACCTGTTGTATATCCGCCGGAACCTTGTCTTAACCAATAAGTTCCTCTTGGGAATGGGCCAAACTCGTATGAACTTGTTCCTGCTGGGAAGTAATGATTTTGAAGTGTTGTATAAATAGGCTCGCCACTTGCGTTAGAGCCATAAACTACAATGTTTACACCTTGGTTATCAAAGTATACGTTGTTGCGATTCTGTCCTGCCCAGTTCTTTGCTGTGATGCTGATATAACCTTGTTCATCAGTAATATCAAATCTCATCAATGTGACATCTTTACCTGCGAGCATAAAAGAACTCCACTCAGGATGAAGTTCGACAAAGTTCACATTATTGTTATTAAATCTGTTCTGATATAAGATTAAGTGACTATCAAACTCAATTCTTCTATTTGTACCACTTCCGCGCCAAGACCACGAGTTGCTAAAGTTTGGACTTATTCTTGACTTTCTTTCAATAAACTCCCAAGAATAATCATCAATAGAAGAGAAGTTAAATTCAATTACTTCCGTCCCTGTCTCAGAATCATCGTCGAGGTCGACGATTTCTGAGAAGTCTCCATCTGTGTAAGTCGTGTATGAAGGCGCTGCAAGAGGCCCTGGGATATTTGACCAACCTGCGTGATATATTTTTGCAGGGCTAGATTCCTTAAAATGAATACCGTAATAATAGTCTCCATTATATTTTACAAAGCAAGGCTTGGCTTTCTTTTTATTTGTTGTTGCGCCCTTTATAAGACGGGAACCTGTTGAAGTTAAAGATACTTGATAATGACTTTCAACATCTTCTCCAAGTTCAACAATTTCACCACCGAAAAAGCCAACCATTCCTGTCTCTCTATCGTTGTCTTTAACACATATAAGAATAATTGTTCTTTCTTCTGATGTTTCTGCTAATACTGTTTGTGATTTCCAATCAACACCTTGACGGTCTGCTCGTGCGGTAACAGAATCGACAGTGATGTCGTCCTTCAACGCAATTTCGTCATCTTCATTAAATGTGACGTTAAATTCATCAACTCTTGGCTTTGGGATAATCAATGTATCTCCAATTTTAATACCAAGTTCTTTCTTATCGCGATTGTAAAGAAGCTCGCGCTGCTTCAATTCAGCAAATGCATCATCAAATTTTGCTTCTGTTGTTGAAGGCATTTGCATAGGGTTTCTGTGAAACTTATTGCCCATAACATTCTCCATAGCTGCATTTTCTGCAACTCACCATAACAATTTAGTCAACTAAATATATATGAAAACTTGGCAGCGTAGACTTGCGATGAAACAAGATAACATAAGAAGAAAGCTTCTCGATTTGCAGATTGAGCACGAAGGTGACCCAACTGATTGTATCAGACTTCGTCTTACAAGAAATGATGAAGGCGACCCAAAGATGCAAACTATTGAGATGGCTGATGTTATTCCTGTTGTTTTCCCACCTATGGAAGATGTACCTTATCGTCGTATAGGTGGCAACGTTGAAAGTGGCTATACTGTCAATTCTTTGGTTAACGCAGCTGCAGAAGAAAACAAAGAAAAGTATCAAATTACAGTACCTCATAATGTTTATTTGGTGCCCGATGATATTATTGTAAGGATTATGTTGGACCCACAAGATACACCTGACCATCCTTGCATTCTTTGCTTACAGGTCACAGAGGCGTTAGGAACATTTGGCGGTGCGATGATTATAAAATCAAAATATAATACGACACTATACAACCACGATTTAAGTCCTAATACTTTGGCTGTTATTTCAAAAATGGCTGAACGAAGACTTCATCTTGGATACTAAATAAATATCATAGGAGATTGAAATGAGTGATGTAGTAAACAGCGGACTTCAAGCATTGATAGAAGCAGGCGCTGATGCACAGACAAATATGTA